TCAGTTTTTCACCATCCATATAAATGCAACCGAATCCAACAAAATCTTGGGACGTCGAAGCGCTTCAAGAACAACTTTCTGTTCCTCTTTTAACGCCAAAATTTTATCATCGTGTTGTCCATAATAAACCTGGCTCGCTTCCCTCGCCGAAAGAACACGTTCCATTTCTTCTCGTGCTCCACGAATATTAGAACGTTTTCGGATCTGCTCCAATGCTTTTTCATGCGCAGATTTCCTTGCTGTAACAACCATCTCTCGCCAGCGTTCTTCAGAATATGTACCACGAAACCACTCAATATTTTTCATATCACCAATTGTACTGCTAAGATAGCTTGTCTCTCGGCTTCTCTTACCAAAGTGAACTGTTTTTTCCTTTAGAATGTTGGCTCCCAATTGTTTTAAATATTCTTGTACAATTTGCCCATCTGTATACTCCTCTGGGTTTTCTATGCTGTATGGAATTATAACCTGCTCTGACATCAAGTAATTTCGATATGCACTCAGCGTATGAACCGACACACCATTTTCCAGCAAATACGACTCGTTTGGCGTCGGTGCAAACACAAAAACAAATCCCTTCCAATTCAAATTCGATTCGATCGCAAAGGCACTAGAGCATCCCTTGCATGAGAGAATCGCATTATTTACAATACAGTCAAAAACATCATCGCCCGGCGCAAAGAAATGAATATAGTCATTTTCAATTGCCCGTTTTCGCGTAAAAGTACCACGAATTGCACGGCTCGGATTTTTTGTCTGATGGTTGCGGTCATACTCGTCCTGCACGCTCGTCACAAACTTATTTTGCTCTTCCATAAGGTAATCATTCCAGCGTGGCGGGATGAGCTGTGAATTAAATGCCGCTTTAAGCGAGAAGGATTCTGCCGTGTAGGTTACAAGATCTTCATCGCTTCTAAATCCCTTAAAGCCGGCAAGACTTGCCCAATTTGTCATTGCACTCGCAAAAAGCTCATTTTCATTTTGAGCATAATAATTAACCAGCCGCTTCAGTTCTGTATACATCGGCCGGAAAACGAAGGCAGCCGCATCATAATTCTGTTCTTTTTGTACCGCAGAGCGCATAGATTTTGCCAGCTCCACAATCTGAGGAATTCGGTCAAATAAACCATATTTAAAATTCTCTTTTACCGCCGAAACGATTTCCCGATCAACGTCCCGCATGATGATTTCCATACCGCTGAGTGACTGTGTGAAAATTTTCAGTCCTTCATTCCAGAAACGATAAAGAGCTTCCTCAAAGGTATCCTGTGCATAAACCAAAACCGAATGTACTACCGGTCGAGATGGATCACGCTCTAATCGATCCAATCTTCCGATTCTTTGCTCAATTGTGCTCGCATCCCATGGTAAATCAATATGCACAATATAGTCCGCACACTGAAAATTGCGACCTTCACCACCTGTGTAGTCACAAAGCATAATCCGACAGTTTTTATCATTTTGAAAACGATACGAATTCAATTCAACCTCCATCGGGGACATTCCTGCTCCAAAAAAAGCAATCTCATCCGGCTGAAAAACTTTTTGCAAAGCAATACGATAAGCCAAAAATGTTTCTGCAAAATTGGTAAACAAAACGATCTTTTGATCATATAACTCATCATATAGAAGATCGAGTATTGTAACTAGCCGTGTAGAGTATTCTGCCTCATAGGAATCCGGATCATCCAAAATATCCGCAATATCTTTTACGATGTGATCTTCAAATTTAATCCAATTTCTCACATATTCTTCCAATTCCTCCGGAAAAAAGCTCATCTCCTTTTTCACAGAAGAAATTGTTGCCGAAAAAGCCCACGGTGAACTAAAAAACGAGCTCAACAATAAACGGACGCCGTTTTCCACATCCGCATCTTTTCCATTATTTTCCAGCCAGTCTGAAATTTCTTGGTAACAAAGTGTCTCATATATATTTTTATCACGATCCAGACTGTACGGTACTGTTTTCAGCTCACGCGTCGGCATTAGGCGTTGCCCATCCTCTGCCATTTCCAAAATTCTTCTACGATTTCGGATAATATTGCTCTCAATCTGATAGCTAGCACAAATATACGACACAACCACTTTAATGTCATACACACCAAGATCGCCCGAAGAGAAATCAATCGTTTTCAGAAGCTTGGATAGCTTTTCGTCTCCAAGCGCATTGCAAACCTCCTGCAGATCCTCTACAATCTCATCAAACAAATCTCGGCATTCGTCTGATTCATGCGGATCTGTCTGCTCATTCTGGGCTGCAGAAATTTCTTCCTGGTAATCAACCATATCATCCAGAATCAGTGCTGTTTTCTGAACAATCTTACTTTGTTTATCGATCAGTTGGCTAAACCGTTCATCCGTATAGTTGTCATACTTCTCTGGCTGAAGAAGACGTAGGAGAGCAAGGTATTCTCCTTTTCGCTGTTGTACCGGTGTTGCACTCAGCAGCAGTACATTCTGAGCTTTCCGGCTCAGTCGATGAAGTTGTTCATATACAATTTTGTCTGACAAACAACGGTGTACTTCATCTACAATTACAAAGTCCCAGTTCCTGTTCAGATCCATCGAATCCAATTCCTGCACTGACTTAATCGCAATACTGCTATAATTTTTCCCGGTTCCCGTAGAAAGGTTGAATTTTAAAAGGAGTTCCTTTTCCCACTGTGCTTTCAATGTCTTCGGAACCACAATCAGTGCCTTTACGCATGCCTTATCCTGCATATAGATCTTTAAGATCGAGATCGCCTCAACGGTTTTTCCCATGCCGACTTCATCCGCCAGCATAAATCGACACGGTTTCTCCTGAAGACAGCGCATAATTGTATTAACCTGATGGGGAAGAAGATAAATTTTTGAACCCGCCAGTTCTTTGAATCCATTGATTGAATTATTCAGGATGTTCATGCTTCTGGAAACAACAGAATGCCCCAAGTACCAGCACGGATTTTGGAATTCGTATCGAGCAAGCTGCACAGACGGGTCCACATGCCCATTATTGAACGCTGCTACGATTTCCTTTTCAGAAACCTCGAAAACATCTTTGCTTTTTTTATCTTGTACATAATAAGCAAAATAGCCCTCTTGGTCTTTCTGTCGAGTGCGCACAGTGCAGATTTTTCCATGCACCATCACGTCAGATCCTATGAACATTCCACAATGATCTACCGCTTGAATCGGAAGCTCCACTTTGTTTTTAGGGTAATTTTCAAAGAACTGCAGATACTCAAACGGATCATGGATCTTTATTGTAACAGTCTTTTTAAACTCGTCAATTTCCGCAATTTGACCGCACATAAAAACACGTGGATCGGAAATACTTTCCGCATCCGCCGGAAAGCGCACATACATTCTTTTTTCAAGCATAAAAATTTCCCCGTCTCACAATTTTGCGGTAGCATAGCATGCTGCACAAACATCCCTGTTCGAGCAGTATTGACACCATACATCCGGTGATTTTTCAAATTTCACCTGTCGCAAAGCCTCGACAGATAGCGTTTGCTTCATGTGATCTATTGATGGCATGTCAAATTTCCCCTGCAAAACATTTCCACGATCCAACTGCTGATTCTTCAGCTGTTTGAAAATAAAGAGTTCTCGCAGCATCATTTCTCGTCGGTCCGCGCTTGTTAACTGAGGAAAGCTTTTTGTCTTTATTCCAAGGAGTCGTCTGCGGATATTCCAGACTACATCAATTTGATTTGCTGTCAGGACAAAGGGAAAATATTTCTTCAATTCTGCATACGACTCATCAATTGCTTCCTGAAGGAGTGTTTCGCTGGCAGGATAGCCTGCGCAACGCTCCCGCACATTGTTTTCAAGCAGAACCTCCAGATATTTAGTCAATAAGAATGGATCTTTATAAATAGTATCGCCTTCTATAATCGTTTCCAATAAAAAACGGTACTTACATATCTTATAACGACTGTAATCAAACTCATTAGGACAAACATGATAACTATATCAGCAGGGGCCTCCGGGCTCCTGCTTTCTTTCTGTTCTGCCGTCGTTTCGTGCATAATGCCGCAAAAAGCGTCATCCTCAAAAACTTTTTGCCACAAATTGCCAGATTTTACTTGACATTGTCCCTTTTAGGGTCTATAATGAGGGTACAAGAAAACGCTATGACCCAAAACGGGTAGGAGGACAAAAAGATGTTTGAAGTGACCTATCAGGAAGTAAACAAGCGCGACGAAGTCGTCACCAAGCGCAAGTCTTTCAAGACTGCTGCCGCCCGCGACAAGTTCGTCGAGAGAGCATCCCAGAAGGACAACTTCCTTTGTGTTCTCGCTTACGCTGGTTAATGGAGGTGCTCAAGATGTTCAAGAAAATCGTGAAATCCATCGCCGCCATCAAGACCGAGAACGACCGCGACAATTGCTACTGGCAGATTGACCGCGCGTTCGAGGAAGAGCGCATCTCCTTTGAGGACCACGAGCTCCTCTACGGTCTGGCCGGTATGGTTGAGGTCGCTTAATTTTTTTGCTTTCGTGTGTCCCTTTTAGGGACGTTTAGCAAGCAGTGAGACCCGTTTCGGGTAGGAGGTTTTTATGGAGCTCTACAAGTACACCGGCAGCGTTGCCGTCCTGACCGTTCGTTTCGGCAAGGCCGAGACCGTCACCCTCTACGACAGCTACGACGACAGCGTCGCTCCGGTTCGTCTGGATGTTCGCGGTGCTCTGGCAGAGTACATCAAGAAAATCGAGGGCACGGACAGCGAGGAGCGGTACATGAATCTCGACTGGTACTACGACTTCAATATGCTGCTCCGGCGCATCGAGGTTCCGGGCGTCCCGTCCAAAAAGTTCCAGATGACCGGTGTCCCGGCCAAGGTCCTGACGCAGACCCGCAGCAACCCCGACGAGCTCGTCTGCTTCGGTTGCCCCGATTTCATCAACACAACCAAGCCGGTCTCGATGGGTCAAGATGATTACCAGAACTTCCTCATGTGGAAGCGTGAGAACAGAGACTAAGGAGGTGCAGACGATGAAGCGTTACCAGATTTTGTACAACAAAGCCGGTTTCCCGCTCTGCGTTTGGAAGTCGTCCGAGGCGGAGGCCCGCAGCTTTGCAAACAGGTTTCGGGCTGCTGGATACTCCGTCGACGTGTGGGAGCACACCGAGACCGGCGCACGTAAAACCAACATCTAACCCCGCCTGACGATGGCCGCTGGCGACGGCCGAAACGCCTGAAAGGGCGTCGCGGGAGCCAAACCGCAAAGGAGTGTCAACTATGAAAATGAAGTCCTACAAGGCAACTTTCTTCCGCCACAACCCCCAGTTCAAGAATGGCGGTTACGTCACCGAGCGTAAGATTGAGGCCGTCTCGCTGCCCTCTGCTCGCAAAAGAGCCCGCGAGATTTCCGAGCACTGTGTATACGGCAGCATGGAGCTGCTCGACATCGAAATGGAGGCATAAGAGATATGACCGTTCTTGAGCGTTTGAAAGCTGCCGGGTATGACCCGGCCGTGTCCATGTTCCCCGATAGTATCGGGAAGGCCGGTTCCATGGAGTGTGAGCGCGTCCAGATTCGCACGTTCTTCTGCCGTCCCCGTGAGAACGAGGCCGCCATCGGGGTGACTGCAACCGCGATGACCCATTTTTCCGACGGCTCGACCCGTCCGTACCCGGACGGCTGGCCGCGTAGCCTTGAGGCCAGCGTAACGCTCTACTTCTCCGGCGACGCGGACTTCCGATTCTTCGGGAACGTCTCTACCGACCTTGTCGGCTCCGATTCCGAGTTTCGTTACAGGCTCTTGAGCCGCTGTATTCAGGACTGCAAGTATTTCCTCGGCTGCGGCTCACGTTTCAGCAAGTACCTCTGGGGCTGCTGCGTTGAGAATCATATTCAGGCCATGCGCATCCTGTGGGACAGCTTTTCCGACGACGAGAAGCCCGAGTGGACTTCTCTCGAGGAGATTGAGACGTTCAGCAAGAAGATGCTCGAGGAGGAGATTTACTGATGGCTGCCAAAAATTTCGAGTTGTTCCTTGGGTGTCTTGGCAACGGCGTCACGGTCTGTAACTCCGCCGTGATGGAGAACGGCGATTTTAAGATGGTCGCCCACATCTCCGTCGAGGGCAAAATCACATGGTACGTCAGCGAGGACTATCCGCCTGCGGATGCTCTCGCAAGCATCCGGGCCTGTGCAGAGCAGGAGCGGGCAAAGTACGAGGCATGGCTCAACGGCCTGTCTCCGGCCGCGCGCCGGGAGTATCAGCTCGAACGGCTGCCGCTCCCCGAGTTTCTGCAGGAGCTCCGCAAGGCAAGAGAAGCAAAGGAGGGAGCCTAATAGCCCGCGATATTCACGATTACGACAGCCTCAAGAAGGCATACAGTGTCCTGCTCATGTTCGAGCGGTTTCCCGGTCCGGTGCATAGTGAGCGCGTCGAGGAGTTCGTCATTCAGCTCAAGCGCGACATCCGGGAGTACGCCCACCGGGATTCTGATTACCGCATCGTCCGCGACGAGCTCGATTCTTTCGTCGAGCTCGTTAAGCTGCCCGAGAAGCTCTCTCCCCTCTCAAAAGAGAGCGTTCTCGAATGGTTCTATATGCACCGTGCCTACCGTGACGACCTTTATGACGGCGCGGGGTGCTCCGGTCAGTACTTTACCACCCGCGTCAGGCTCTTTCGCCGTCGCGGTTGCTGGTACGCCTATCATTTTGTTTCGGTCGATATGTAAGGAGGTTCGCATGGAAATCAATATCACATACAAAAGCCCGGAGCACGAGGCTGCGTTCCTGTCTGAGCTTCAGCGGGTCCCGCACATCGTAAACCCAGAATCCGGGCGCATCAATCCGTATTGGGGCGCGTCCCTGTATCTGCTCTCCGCGCTCACGCGCTGGTCGGAGCTCCGCATTGCCGTCATCGGTGAGGACTACATGGCGTTTACGGCTGCAAAGGAGGCGTTCAATTTGAGCCAGAACGAGCGCATCATTGTCGAGCTGGCCGCCAACTTCTACAATGCCGGTTGCTGGGAAATGCCCGGTTTCGAGATGGTCTACGCCACCTGCGACACGGCTTTCACGCTCATTCTTGAGGCGTTCCGCCTGCGTCGCGCAAAGCTCTTTTACAAAGATGGGGAGGTGTCCGCAGAATGGGAAGAAAGAAAATGAGCCTACGGCGCGCCGTCGCCATCCTGCGCCTTGTCGCTGCGGATGACCTGTCCTCCGGGCGGGCAATCGACGGGCAGAATGAGGCTGCTGCCGTCGTGCTGGAAGATTACGAGGAAACAAAGAAAGAGCTCGCGGATTGGGTGAATGCTTCTCCCGAGGAGCTTGCCGACGTCATTGCTGGGATGTAAGGAGGCCTGTACCGTGGCTGCTGTCTATCGGACGTTGTACGAAAAATATGAGCAGAACGACGTTTTGCACGTCGGGATTCAGGAGGTCGTCGAGGCCGAAAAGGAGATTGACACGTTCCTCAAGTCTCTCGACCGGGACCAGCGCGACCAGCTCGATACGCTGCTGGGGCGTCTGTCCCGCGCCTACGAGATGCAGGGCTTTCTTTTTGGCGGCCTTGCCTCCGGCGCAAAGTGGAACGGCAAGACCGCTCCCGAACCGGGTGACGGCTACGGCCGGAGCGTCCGGGCTTATCACGGCTCAACGCTTGCTCCGGTCTGCCAGATTGACCGCAAGACGAATCAGGTCATCCGCGAGTACCCGAGCATCGCCGCTGCTGCCCGTGCTACCGGTCTGGACGACAGTGCCATCGGAAAGGTGTGCAAAGGAAAGCTACCCCACGCTGGTGGTTTCCTTTTCCGGTACATCGAGCAATAAATCTTTCATAGGTATGCAAAAATATTTCAAGAAATTGCCATTTTGCTCTTGCTTTCCACGCGCTTGTGTGGTATAATATAGTCAGTTGAGGGGGTCCTCCTCAATGAGTAAGGTGGCAAGGCCAGAAAGGAAACAAAATGGACGACGAAATGAATACCGCTGAGGTGCTTCGTGACGAGGCAAAGGAGAACCGGACCCGTGAAATTCTCGAGCTTATGCGTAACAGCAAAACGCTCGAGGAGGCCATGGAAAAAGTAAAAGCCCTGCTCAACAAGTAAGCAGGGCTCTCCGATGAAGAACAAAGGCCGATGACGGCGGCCAGAGTTCTGAAACGCCGGGGGAGTGAGAAACAGCTTGCAGATGCCTCACTTCTCCGGCATTTCTATTATATCAAATTCAAGGGGGATTTCAAGATGGCAGCTTTAACGCCTGTTGCCGCCCGCATCACCGGGCTGCGTGAGGCTCGCGGGTTGACCCGCACCCGGCTGTCGCAGCTCTCCGGCGTTCCGCTGCGGACGCTCGAGGAATGGGAGGCCGGTCGCCGTGTCCCGCGTGACGTTTACCAGATTCATGCCGTCGCTGCTGCGCTCGGCATGAGCATTGAGGATTATCTTGGGCTGTAAAGAATCAGGAGACCCGACGTTGTGCCGGGTCTCCCTTTTTTGTTATTCGGGCATAAAGCCGTAACCGGCCTCAAATGCCGCTGCTTCTCGGAGGTAGGCAACGCGGCCTGCTGCGCGGTCGATGGCGTCTCTTAACTCCCGGTCCTCGACCAGCTTGAGCAGCGCGGTGAGCGCGACCTCTGCCTGCATGATTTCGCGGGTGTCCTGCGGGTTGACCTGCTCCATGTAGAGCTCATAAATAGACTGTTCCATGCTTGCCTCCTATGCCCGCCTGCGGTCGAGCCGCTGCCGCGCATATAGGATTTGCGCCACGCGCGGTTCTTCCCGCTGCGGAGATTTTGGAGCAGCCAGTGGTGACGGGAGGGCTGTTCGCGTTCCCCGTGTAGCCCTCTCCATCACCTCCCTGTGGGCCGTCTCCCGCAGGCTGATTTTAACTTGCTGGCTATTTGCTGGTAGCTTTTCGGGGTGCTTTCTCCTGCGTCGAGCCGTAGAACGTCACGAGCGCGGCTCCGGGGCCTCGATTTCGGGCTTTTGCGGTCTGGCCGTAAAGTTTGCCGCCTAGCCGCCACGACGCTTTGTGGGTCTCCGCAGGAGGCTTTCGTCACTTGCTGGGTCATTTCACGATTTCCGCCAGCCTCTCGATGGTGACATCCGTCTCAATGTACGGGCTGCTGCCGCTGTCGTCCGTGTAGGTTCCGGTTACTCCATCCGTGCTTTTCCAAAGTATCAGGTTTTCCACCTTGCTGCTGTTGCCCTCGCTGAACTCCTCGACCTTGTACTCCGAAAGCGTGATGCCAAGCTCTGCCGCTTTGTCGAACACCGCCTGTGCCGTCTGCTCCGCCACTATCGGGAGATACAGGCCGCCAGAGGAAACGGTTCGGATGGTGAGCGTGTACTTGCTGCTGTAATAGAACGCATCAATCGACGATATGTAGGCTGCGCTTTCTTTGTCCAGCGCGTTCAGTGTGGTTTCCTCGAGGACGCTCCGGTTCGTCTCCGGTGTCGATACTCTGGTTGTGCTGGTTGTTCTCTTTCGGGGTACTATGAGGTCGAATCCGCCAAAAAGCATGAACGCAAAGAATACAGCGACGACTATGGCTATGACGTTCGCTTTTTTGTTCTGCTTTTTACCCGGCTCCGCTGCCGGGTTTTCTTTTTTGGGCTGCGTCGGTTTCTGCTCCGGCGTCGGCTCCTCTTTCACGCGGTCCGCAAAGCTCACCTTTTCCTTATCATCACCGAAGTATGCCCAAAAGCACTTTTCCCGTTCGTCCACATACAGGTGCGTCATGTACTTCCAGCCATGCTTCGTGCGGTATTTTCCTAGAACCTTTTTGTGTGGGACGTCTATCACAGCGAATGTTCCGCTGTCCTCGTCGTTCCGAGCATTGTGCGCTGTCTGGCACACGGCGTATCTTGAGCCGTCTGAAATGGAGGCCGCGTTTACAAAAGATTCCGTTTCGTACACCAGCTCCGGGGTGAATGAATCATCCGTGATGTAGAACTGCTTTCCCCAAAAGCAAGCAATCTTGGAATCCCTGCTCATTACGAAGTTGATTTCGAGCGATGGCTTGTACGCGCACTGCTGTTTCAGCCTCTCCCGTACCTCGTCCATCGGGATGCTGGCCGGGTCCACGAATCGCGCGTTGCTACTTGTTGCCCCCCCCCGAACAGTTGTTCGTGGGTAGGGGACACAGTTGTGTTACCCATAACTGTTGTCCTCCTGTCCTTGTGTTGGTGGTCGTGCTTTTATGATAGCACCTAAAAGGGACAATGGCAACGGCTTTCGCACCAGCGATTGCCAAATCGCTGAATATAATATATCCTCTACTATACTCTTTTTTACTCTACTCTACTTTGTCGATTGTTTCGCCGGAAATACCCGGAAATGCTGTTTTCAGTGTATATCCGCGCGGATATGTGCTCAAAACGGTATTTCCGCTCCGGCTATCCTGTTTTTCGTGGGATTTTGGGACAATGGTGTGCGCAGTCTCCTGCGACCCTTTTATCAACTTTTTCCACCTAGTTTTCCACTTTTCGGGTCATTCTGGTTTTTCCGGGCCGTTTTTCTGCGGTTATCCACGGAAATGATAGAAAACGTATCAAAAAGTGCTTTTCTGTTCCGAAAACGCTCGTTTTCGTTAATAACCGCGCCGGAAATGCTGTTTTAAGTGCGTTTCCGGGGAAGATATTGCAAAAAACAGCAATAAAAAAAGAGCCTCCCGGCCCTCTTGTGCGAGGAATACCGGGAGGCTCGTGCTGTTATGTGGTAGCTGCTGGGGCGTCCTTAGTGAATCTGGTTCTTGACGTTCTCGTAGGTCTTATCGCCCTCGATAGCGGCCTGCGTGAAGGAGTTGTTGTACCACCAGTTAATCAGGGCCGTAACGGTGGTGATGCCCGTGGTGACGAGCTGTTCCACCGTGCTGCTCTCGATGGGCAGCGGAGACTTGCCGAACGCGCTCAAAATCTGGTTTGCCAGAGCCAGCAGCAGAGCAGCGGTACGGGCGATGGTGGCGGCGGAAACTTTGTTATTGTACTTCATAATAGCGTTCTCCTCTCATTCGACAATGGATTTGATTCCGCAGCGGGAAACGACTTCCCGCTGTGCGTGTTTGACCTTAGAGGCGTAGTCCAAGGCTGCGTGCATATCACCATTGCAGTGCGCGTCAGGGATGCGCTGAACTGCCTTTGCGGTGGCCTCGCCGAGGGCGATGGCGGCGAGAGAAGTTTCATAGATGCAGATTTGCAGCTCCTCTCTGCTCTTTTCGCGCTGGGCTTCAATGTTCTCGCGCTTCTTGGCTTCTTCGGTCCGCTTTCTCTCGTGCTGCTCGATTTTGCGCTCAATCAGCCAGACAGCAAATCCAAAGATTCCAGACGGCACTCCAACGGTGACGAGAATTTGCCATGTTTCCACTGGTATCACCTCCTCCCTCACAGATATTTGTCTGCGCCTGACAGGGCAGTCCAGCTCTTGGGGCCGCAAATGCCATCAGGGACGAGGCCGTGCTTACGCTGGGCCGTCATCAGTGCCTTTGTGGTAGCCGGGCCAAAACTGCCGTCGTGCGGGATGCCGAGGAGCCGCTGCAGCATAACCGTAGCTGCGCGGTTAGCGGCTCCCTCGCAACCCTGCTCGATGGTCGGCAGGACAAACTTGTTGTAGGTGGTGCTGGGATACACACCGGGCTGGACGCAAAGCCATGTAGCCTTGCCTCCGCGCGTGTCGGTGTGGACAATGGCGGCCTTGTCGTGCCAGTAGATGCCGACCGCGCCAAAGCCCTGCGCGGCCGCGATGATGCCGAGGGCGACGGGGTTGACGCTCCGGTCCTTCGTGCGCCAGTCGGCCGCAATGCCGTAGAGGTGGCGGCTCGTCCGGCTGCCGCCGACTTTCGGGTCTGCGTTGTGCTTCACGCACCGGTAGCCTGACGTAACCTTGATGGCCTTGCCGAGCTTGGTGCGGATGGTCTGCATCTTCTGGACGAGCTCCGGGTCAATCATCTGCGCCGTGCATCCGCACGGGCAGGCGAACTCGTACCGCTCGAAATCCGTGGTAATTTTCGTGTGGTCGTTCGGCTTAAAGGTAATTACGCTCATTCTCACCGTCTCCTTTATCAGTCTGTTTGAGTACGGAAAATTCTGCGTGTACCACCGCGCGGGCTGCGCCGTAGCCCTCCGGCTCCCCGCAGTTCGTTTCGAGGGAGTATTCCTCCCACCGGTCGAGCAGCTTAACGGTGGCCGTCAAAAGCTGTTCGAGCCTCTCCTCGCGGTTCATTGGCGGCTCCTTTCAGCGGCTCTCGCCGCGCCGGAACAGTGTGTAGTGCGGATGCTCCTCCCCAAACAGCCAGTATCGCAGCCAGTCATCGAGGACAACGGCCGCGATAGACACGAAAATCCACAAAATGCTGAACGGGAGGCAAATCTGCCCTTTGTAGTTGAACGGCATACCGGAGTAGTCCCAAACGCCGAGGCCGAGCCAGACGTTGAGAATCATACCGGTAACGAGCTCCGCTCCTGTCACGATGGCCGAGCCGAGGACGCCCTGCCAAATGAGCGGGGTATCCCACTCAAGCAGGCCCTCATTCAGCTCACCGAGAATCAGGAAAAGGAATCCGCCGAGGACGAACATCGTCCAATGGCTATGTCCTCTGAAAAGCACCTCGAGTCCGAAGTATACAAGCCCTCCGAACACAAAGAGGATGGCAGTTTTACATACAGAGTTCCTTGCCATTTCGGTCCTCCTTAGGCGGAGAGCTTGTTGATGATGGCCGTAATCTGCGCCTGCGCCGCGCTGAGAATGTCCCCGACTTCCTTTTCGAGGTCCTCGGGAAGGGCGCATCCGTAATAGATGGAGCCGATAACATTCGGGTCGGTCTCGCGCTTCGCCCACTGGCGCAGCGCATTGCAGTAGGTCGTCTGTTTGGTGACGAAGCTCTTGTATTCGCTGTACAGAGTAATAATGTCTGCCGCGCTGTACATAACGCACTTGCCGCCATCCGGGTGGTAAGGGTATTCGGACGCGCCCAACGTAATGGCCGCAAACATCGAGTCGATGTTCGTCTGGTCGTTGGGCATCAGCGAAAAGTGCTGCGTACCGTCGGACAACTCCACGTCAATGCCAGCATAAATAAAGTTCTGGCAGGTTTCAGAAGCGTCGTCCGCCACCTTCTGTGCCAGAGTGGGAAGGTCGTTTTTCTTCCATTCAATAGCCATACTGTCCTCCTTACTGGAATGCGCCGGAAACGGCCTCGATATAGCCGCCGGTGCCGGATTCGCCGCGCTCCACGCTGACGCGGAAGTTAAACGCCGCGCCGTTGGTGGTGGTCCTATTCTCAAAGACGATGTTCACGCCTTTTTTTACCTCGGTCGTGGCATCCTGCCAGACCGG